TCTAACTAATGTTACTGATTCAGATGCTTGTTTAACAAGATTGCCAGTATGTTTTAAAATGAATTCCTCGAGATTTTCTTTTGTTAGGGTATCTTCTACTTGATCTATTTCTTTCGTCGCTTTAGGAATAGATTTTAGTTGATTTATGAGGGTATCTACAGAGTCTATTGATTCATCATCTGTCATAAAAATTATTTATTGATAATTTATCAAGCATCACCTATAATTGTAATATGATTAAATTCTTGAAAACACATGTGGATGCAGTCCTTCCGAAGAAAAACAATCCAGATAGCTTTACAGGTGATAGTGGTTATGATATGTCAGCGGTAGCAGATACCGTTATTCCGGCTAGGGGATCAGCAGTAGTACCAGTGGGTCTGACATTAGCAGATTTAGCTCCTGGTTATTGGATTCGAATTGAAAGTAGATCGGGTTTAGCATTCAAACACAACATTACCTCTTTCAATGGTATCATTGATAATTCATATAGAGGTGATTTGGGCGTAAAATTATTCAATAACTCGGATAAGGATTATACTGTTACAAAGGGGGATCGTGTTGCTCAGTTAGTTGTATATCCATTAGTAAGTTTAGAAGCAGATTGGTCTGATTCAGTTACAGAAACAAGCCGCGGCGCCAATGGTTTTGGTTCATCCGGAAAGTAATTATTATGAATTTTGATAATATTTGGGTCGAAAAGTATAGACCTAAGTCTTTAGATGATATTGTTCTTCCTGTTGATACCAGGAAGATCATTGAATCATATAAAGCAAAGAAAGAAATTTCAAATTTATTGTTAATTTCATCACCAGGCCAAGGTAAAACAACCTTGGCTAAGATGATTGTCAATAATATTTTGGAATGTGATTACCTATATGTTAATGCATCAGATGAAAATGGCATTGATACGATTAGAACTAAAGTAATTTCATTTGCCCAAACGCGTTCTTTGACAGGAGATATCAAAGTTATTATCTTAGATGAAGCAGATGGTATTTCAGCTGAAGGGCAAAGGGCATTACGTAATGTAATGGAAGAATACGCAGCTAATACACGCTTTATTCTCACAGCAAATTATAAACATAAGATTATTCCGGCAGTACAATCACGTTGTGTTAGTTTAAATTTTAACCACAATATTCAAGATGTTATCAAACATTGCTTCGGCATCCTTAAGAAAGAGAATATTGTAGTACCCGAAGATCAAAAACCATTATTCGTAGAGCTTGTTAAACACAATTTTCCTGATTTTAGAAAGATCATTAATGAATTACAGAAGAATTCGACATCGGGGACATTATGTATTATTAGTCAAACAACGCAAAATGAATTTGTAAAAGATATTTTTGACAGATTAAAAGAAAATCCATTTGAATGTAGAAAGTTTTATATTCAAAATGAAAGTACCTTTCAATCAGATTATCACAATCTCATGAAAAATATGGTTCAGTATGTTTATTCTTGGCAAAATGAACCAAAGAAATCAGAAACAATTTTAGTGATTACCGAATATATGTATAGACACGCATTCGTGGTAGATCAAGAAATTAATTTCTTTGCTTTAATTTTACAAATTGCAAAATTATAATTCTTGAAAACTCTTAAGATACCTAGCAGTAGTTGGTTGTTGTGAAGGTATCTTAACATTTTGCGCAGGTAGCTTGTGTTCGATAGAGGTTGTTTTTCCATCTCCTCTATCGGCTTTAAATGATTCTGTTTCTTTTACAGAATATTCAATGGGTTTGATTTGTGTTCCGTTGGGCCTAATCAACGAAGCATCAAAAGCTGGATAATTAATTCCATCTGTTTGCATTTGTTCAACACAACATGCAGGAATTTTTGTATAGTGTGTATAACGACCACCTCCGTTATCCAAAGCAATATCTAAAGTAACATCACCTATCATGGTATCAGGATTACCTGGAAATCTGGGTGTATTGTTATCTACAATACCCACTACGCGAAGGTGAAGTTTTGAAGATTCCATTTCGTCTAGTAATTGTTTGATATTAGATCCGAGCATTTTATAAGCTTCATTTGTTTTAAAATTTTTAGCGAATTTAACATAATCACCAACTAAAAATCCACCGCGTGAATAGCGGCTTAACGCGGCTTCAAAAATAGCATGAAACTTCTTCTTCATGCTATTATTTACTTAATTGTTAAATATTTTTATGGCGTCAATCAAAATAAGTGGACTCCCTGAACCTAGAAATGTCTCACAAAAATACACTTATTCGGATTTGCATTTAGATTTAGAAAAAAAATATCTTATAAAGAACAATTTAAAGCAATTTCCCGAAATAAATGATCTTATGTTAGACTATGATCTGAACGCAATCAAAAATTCAATCAGAAATATCTTTAATACTACACCGGGTGAAAAAGTATTGAATCCTGATTTCGGATTGGACCTCAAGCAATTTTTGTTCGAGCCTATGAGTGATTTAGAAGCAATGAATATTTCATCCATAATTAAAACAAAATTGCCCCTTTACGAACCACGCATAATTTTGAATTATGTAAATGTTCAAACAGACTTTGACAATTCTGAATACAGAATTGAAATTTCAATTACACTACCAGAATTATCAAGACAGGCTTTCACAATATCTGGTGCATTAAATAGTATTGGTTACACTAACTTTTAATATATGTCTATTTCAAATTTTTCAGAATTTAATTTACCACGAAATGCGTATGCTGCGTTCGACGCAGTGAGCATGAAGCAACTAATTGTTAACAGATTGAAAACTTCTGAGAAATTTCAAGACATTGATTTCGAAGGTAGTAATATATCAGCTCTAATTGATGTAATTGCTTATATGTACCATGTGATGATGTTTTATTTGAATCAAACATCATCTGAATCAACTTTTTCGCAAGCAGAGTTGTTCGAAAATATAAACAAAATTGTATCGTTGATAGGTTATAAGCCACATGGATACCATACTTCTTCTTTACCAATCAGTGAATTTATAGTATCTGAAAGTGTATCGCCGGGAACTTACTATATACCGCGATTTTCTTATGTGCAAATAGATGGTTCTAATTATGTCTTTACGGAAGATATATTTTTTGAAAAAACAATCCAGGAAAGTGAAAACATTGACTCAGTAGTTAACAATAATATTCTTTACCAAGGCGATGTAAGAGAATATCCCCTATCAATAGCATTGGGAGAGGCCTTTGAAATTAAAATTTTATCTATGCAAAATTTTCTAGGTACATCGGTTTATGTAGACAATAATAATATATTTGTTTTCGTAAAAGATGTATACACAGAAAAATGGACGGAATGGAAAGAAGTTGATACTTTATACGGTCAAGAATCTAGAGCACGTGTTTTTGAAAAGCGTTTTAATGAAAATTTGAATTATGAAATAAAATTTGGTAATAATGTACATGGTAAACAATTGAATCAAGGAGATCAAATAGCTATTTACTATTTGCAAAGTAAAGGACCTGCGGGACAAATAGGTTCTAACCTTGCTTCGGGCAGAACATTAATACAACTCAATACTAATTTATGGAATACAATTTATAATGATATAAAGCTTGGTAATATTTCACAAACAACAGTTCCAAATTTAAGGTATATTTCAATTAATAATCAAATACCATCATCACCTTTTAAATCATTTGAAACCGTAGAAGAAATTAAAAAGAACGTACCGCTGATGTTCATGTCGCAAAATAGGTGTGTAACTACTGGTGATTTTGAATTATCTATTTCTAATAAATTTTCTAATATTATTCATGACTCTAAAGTTGTGAATAATCAGAATTATACAAAATATTTTTTGAAATATTTTTATGACATAGGTTTAGAAAAACCAAATCAAGATGAACGCGTTTTATTAAATCAAGTGCTATTTTCTGATAGTTGTGATTTCAATAATATATATTGTTTTGCTGTTCCTAAGTATGGTTCTATCTTAAATGAAGAAATACCATTATCACTTCCAATTTCCCAAAAACAAGCAATTGTAGATTCATTTGCTACTACTAAATTGATAAATCAAAATGTTGTGGTTTGCGATCCAATATATAATGCATTTGATATTGGATTGGCATATCCAGATGATACTGATGCAGATCTTGTTCGCACACAAACTAAATTGAGAATTTATAGAGATATTGGTTATAATACATCTAAAGAATTAATAAAGAGCAATGTTTATAATATCATAAAAGAATTTTTTGATATATCAAATAATAAACTAGGTAGCACATTGAATTTTACGCAATTATCACGTGATATCCTCAATATTCCAGGAATTCAAAAAGCTGAAACATATAGAGACGACGGATCAAATCCATTTTCTGCGAATAAAATAAATTTTATTGTTTGGAATCCATTGTACCCGGATTCGACATTGGAGTCTACTTCACAAAACTATACATTGCAATATTTTCAATTTCCATTCTTTTATCAAATAAGCAATCTTTTAAATAAAATTGAGGTAATTTAATGATCACAGACGACTACAGATTTTTGCATTTTGAAGTATTAGACTACACAAATAGTCACATTACCTCTGGATACACATTACCTATTACACCATTTACATTCATACCAAAATTTGATGCGGGTGATAATAAAGCAGTATCAAATACCAGAATTATATGGGATTTCGGTGATGGTACCGTTTCTCGCGATATTACCGCAACACATTTTTATAAAATACCCGGTACATATAGTGTAAAGTGCTATTTTTATGGAGCTAGCGGTATTGGATATGAATCATCTTTTTGCCAGAATATATTAGTTCGCGATTATATTACAGACACTATTGTTATATCTGCAGATGTAGATGCTGTTATACGAGCATCTCATTATGAGAATCCCTTTATCATATCACGTTTTAATAGCTGGCAAACGTTTGATACATTGTCAACAGAAGGATGCGACATTATCTTAAATGTGAGAGAAAATGCATCACCATTATTAGATGCAGAGGATTATTTAAATGATAAATG